AGATCTGTGTAGTAACAACGATTCTTTCTGAAGCGTCAAACTCTATGGTGTAGACACCAGATGCCTTAAATCTGTTAAGATCAAGTGTGATTTTGGCCATTCTGCTTATTAGTTATTTTTCTTTGATTGTTAATATTTTCAATCCGTAGTATATATCTTAGTAAAACTATCAATTTTTTAAAGATATTTACCTCATTCTATAGTTGTGCGACATTGGGTCTTTAGGTAATACATAGGGTGTTGGAGATTCAAAAGATTTAATTGTTTTAAACGCGGCTAAAAAATCATCTTCACCTCTATCACCTTGAGACATTATGTGCTCAACTGCTAGTTTATATATTTGAGACGTATTATCATATTTTTCCTCTACCATCTCATAATAATCTGTTGTGTCAAACAGAGATACTAAATTTACGCAAGTCATAGCAACATCATCATGTGAAAGCTGAGATTCATATCTACCAGTTGAACTAATACCAAATGAGCTCAATTCATCAAACGATCTTTTCTCGTTCATCACGATTTTTTTGTCTTTCACTAGATTACGCAATTCTCGGCAAAATGTTTCACGGTTATCTTTTTGAATTTTAACACCCATCTTAAGATTTTCATTAGCCATTGAATGACGTGTGTATAAAAATATCTCTGGAAAGAATTCTTGGTTCCTTGACATTTTTTCAAATATGATGTTTCCTTTAAAGTTAATTTCTAAAACTACTTTACAGTTTTCAGGTTTAAATAACTCAAAGACTAAAATTTCTAAAACTTTTGCAAGCTCTTCAACTGATTGTATATTTGAACGGAACATTCCAACTTGATTGAGCCTAAAGAAACTTGTTTCATCTTCCCAATCTCTAGTTTTTCTAACAGAAGCAACAGATTGCGGTACCAGGTTAAAAATATTAATGACTGAGAAATCTCTACCTACTCCATCTCCAACATCAACAGCAAGAACATATTTATCATTACAATTATATGCATCACCTGGGTCAAACGATGGCAACCATTTTAAGAAATTGTTAAAGTCAGGATAATCTAAGAATGGGTCTGTCTCTTTACATACAAATTCTTTTGCTGTTCGTTTCATTAACATCAATGTGTTACTATCAAAAAGAAGTCTAGAAGATGCTAAGAATTGATTTCCGTATTCCTGATTAAATAATTCCTCAGAACCAAGGTTACCAATTTCTCGAGCTTTCCAAGCTTCGTCTCTGCCAGGAACTTGCCACCAGTCAACCCGTATTGGGAAGTAACTATTCTTTCTTTCAATTGCTCCTTGATAAATTTCATAAAACAAGTTCATGCCGTTTGGCGTAGAACATATAATGATTCTTGAAATCTGTGATGACGCAAGTGTAGGGTAAATGGAACGATAAAATGGCAATAAGAAGTTTGAGTGAATGTGCGCAAACTCATCGGCAAATAATAAGTGGATAGTAAATCCAATTGCCGCTGTTTTTGTTGTTGCTTGTGAGAACAGACGACATCCATTATCAAATTTCATACCAGTAACTCCGCCAGCTACAACTCCAGGTTTCATGAAGAATGGCAAATTCTTAAGTACAGTTTTAATTTTATCAACAATCTCAGAAGTAGTAGCTAATTTATTTGCAACTACCATTATATTTCTATCAGAGTGAAAACACAAATACCAAGCAATGAAAATTGATGATGTTACAGTTTTACCAATCTGACGAGATGCAAGCATTACAACAAAACGATTATCTTGAAATGCTGCAAGCATGTCTTCTTGATACGGTCTTAGTTGAATTAAACGAATACCCTCATCGGTCATCGAGTAACAGTACTTGTTACCAAAGTAAACTACGTCATTAGCACATCGTGCCAATTCTTCAAGCTCTTCTCTTGTATATTCGTACACAAGATCTGCGGCTTTCATATCTATCTTGCCTTCGGAGAATGGTGAATAATCAGCGTTAACACCACGTTCAATTCTATCTACCTCTTCAGCAATTTTTTTGCTATTCCAAACCTTACCTCTATTCGACATTTGTTATGTTGTTGTCATTTGGTACAGAGCCTGCTCTACGCTCAGGTATTGCGTCTCTAAGAGTTTCAATTAATGCTCGGCCACCTCTCATTTGATATGTATTAGGACTATTCTCAACTTCAGCTTCCTGGTCAATTAATAAAGGTTCATCAGACATCTTAACACGATAATCTTCTTTAAGATTTTTGTAATTGTTTTCCATAATCACCATGAACTGCGCTAAGTGTTTAACGATTTCCATTTTAGATCGCTGTAATGAAGCTAGAACTTCAAATGTGCGTGGGTGTAAGTTCCCACCATCAATTTCTTCAAGAAGTTTAATGATTGCGTGCTCAGCAGTTTTCATTTGAAAAAGCAAATTCGAAACTGTGATTTTGTCAACTACACTTTTTTGGTGTACGTACGGAATAGTTTTAATGATTTCTTGGTTAAGATAAAACTCAGCAATAGAATTTACAATCGTTTCCGAATTGGAATCTGCATAAGTTTTGACTTTTTCGTAGTCCATGAAATTACCTTCACGCGCGGGTAATAAATCTGTAGCGCTTTCTATACTAAGCTGTATGTCTTCAATTCCATTTGATAACATTTTTTCCAGCTCGTCACGGAGTTCCATCTCACGTTTTCTGTCTTCTGGTATTTTTCTCATATTATTTAGTTTTGCCTATCCACGGAAGTCTTAGTCGTTGGATTGCGTTGTCAATGATAATTCCAAATTGTGCGTCTTGTACAATAGTTTCATTTAATATGATAGATTGTTTTGCTTGGTCAGTTTCAGTTTTGTCAAATAATCTTAAGTTGGTGATTGCTAGGTTACTAGCCAAAAGATTATACTTATCTGCTGCATTTCTATTTATCGAATCAAATGGCATGATTGTATTACTGTATATATTCTCAAGATCTGTGGTTTGTTCAGGTTGTGGATTTTGATCATTCCACTTCCTAACCCAAAGATCTATGGTCAACTGTCGGTAAAAATTCGACATGTTTACAAATATTGCGTACCAATAATCTTCAACTAAAGATGTACCTAAAATATTTAAGTATTCTTTAGCAGAATCTGTAAAGATAATGTAACGACTTGCAAAGATTGAAACTTTCCAGCCGTTACCAGCAAAATATCCGTTGAATAAAATTTGTTCATTGGTTGCTTCTGCAACGTACCCAGTGCTGGTGTATGAAGACGCCCAGCTTGTGTAATATGTATTTAAGTATTGAATGATTTCGTTCTTAACATTAATTGTATACACATATCCCGCAGGAATATTGAGCACTGACGCAATATCACCGTATAATGATAATCCGTTAAAGCGAGTAATTTTTATATTAGTTCCAACAGGATAAGTTCGTTTTGCAGTAATCGTATACGAAAGTGCTGTTGTTTCTGGTCCTACCGCTCCTAATGTAAGATAACCTTTTACGTTATCTTTAGGTATAGCAACGACAGGCTTAAGTTCTTTAAACCACATGCATAAAGATCGTTCAGCGGTAGATGGAAAATCTACTGTAGCGCGGTATTCTACTGCAACTGGTTGGACCAAATGTTTAGGATCATAAATAGATCGTAGATCATATTGTGATTCTGATAGTATGTTTGTATAATTTGGTAATTTCAATTGTGATATGACAAGATTATTATCTATGTTTAAACGAGTTGGATCATAATCTACTGAGCCAATCTTTGGATCATATTGTTGTGGGTCCGTTGTCTTGATTGCTTCCAATCTAACTTCCTCACCAAATCTTTCTTCAGAGTCCCATGTAAGAGTATCAAAAGTTTCTCGTAAATCTTGAGGCTCATAGCGATTAGCTTTAGGAGCGTATTTCTTAAGAGCAATTTTCCAATAGATTTCTCTTTGCATCAAATCTTTCCAAAGATAAGTACTGTCTATTTCATATATTCTATTTGTAAGTGGAAAGTAAATGATATCACGCTTTTGTGGACCTGTTCCAATTCCAAATATTTCTTCATAGTATTCTTTAACGATTTGAATTTCAAACGGCATTTCAAAGTCAAGACCCATTGGATTAAAAAGAATCTTATTGTCTGGGAACTCATTATTAGGAACTACAACTTTAATACACTTAGGATCATCAACATCGTATAAAGTCCATTCGTGTAATGTAACATCTTTTCCAATTGCCATTGGAACAGCTCTTGCGTACATTACATCATGACCAAATAATTGATTAATTGTATAACTTAATTGTTTAAGTAAAACAATTGCAGGATTAACTTGGTATGGTTTAAATGAAAAGTTTTCTATTCTTGTTAAGTTGCTAACATTGCCTCTTTCAGAAACAAGCATAGCTGGTCTCCAACCTAAGTAAGGATCTGCAGCGTCTGCAGATTGTATACAGTTAACTTCAATATCTTCAATTGTGACAGGTCCACCGCTAATAAGTGTTAAGCGGAAGTCAACGAATAAATCATTAGTAGGATCTAAGATTATTGATTGTAAATTTTGTGTGGTAAGTTCAACCCAAGAAGCACGAACTCTGTTTGATGTGCCCCAACGAAATTCTTTTTTCAACACACCCATTCCAGTGATGTCATCGCACCAGCCTGTTAGTTGAGTAACGTATCGAAAAGGCTTATCCTGAGTTATCTTTACGAAGTCTCCGGGTTGTGATAAAATTGCCAGCATCCTGAATGTATTTTATGTATATATTCATGGAGGCTGGCAAGTATTATTGTGTTATGAGAGTTTCATATTGTTTTACTTCTGTAATGAATTCTTCACCAAGAATTAAAACTGATGTGTTGAAATCACGGCGAGACATCTGAAACTGATTACAGTACCATTTTATAGTTTCGTCCGTAAACTCTTGCTTGGCTTTTTTGTCCTCTTTAACCTTTTTTGTTTTGACGTACATCCATGAAGGCGTACGAGAATACATTTTACTCCAGTTATCCTGCCAGTACGAAACAGTCTGACCTGGATTAATTCTTAAATGATTAAAGTAAGCAGCTTGCACTGGAAACTTAATTGACGCAAACCGATTAATCATAAAGAAATGCTTTGCTCGTTCATGCATAGCAATCTTTTTAAAATCTTGCGGTTTGAACATTGTATTAATTAGTTCGAATAAGTCCATTTATTTGTATGTTGTGTTTAGGCAATTTGTTATTTAATATTTTATACACTGTACAATTATAAGTTCTTGCTGCTTCGCGAGCTGACTTAAATTCTTTTGCGTTATTATACTCATCTGTCACGATAATTGTAAATCCTTTAGGACTACCTTCTTTTTCATATTTTTCACGACGAGCTTGTAATTGTTCAAGAGTTCTTTTTGTGCCAGCAGCACCTGACGATGTTCTTTTACGTCTTGCTATGCGAAGACTCTCTTTGTGCGATTCAGATAGTGGTTTATTCTTTTTAGCATCAGACATTTTTTGTCGGGTTTCATCGGTATACATATTAGCATTTCCACCTAATGATACATTATAACCTATTGCAGGATTTGTTGCATCATAAAAAGAAATCCAATAAATTTCTCTCATGTTTAGATCTTGGCGGTTATCACAAGTTTCAATAATTTCTTTAGTGAAATTTTCTTTGCCATACTTGTGTAATGATTTTTGAATAAAAACACCAGATCCAAAATACGATGGGTCAGACTTTGTTGACTGACCCACATATATTTTTCTTGTTAGTTTATTTGTGACCTTATAGATTTCCATAAATGTATATTTTTAGTATATAACATTTTAAACATTGCATTAATAAACATTTCTGTTATTACGTGTGGAAATTTACATAGACTATTGAGTAGATGTTTATTAGATGACCTGAGAGGTATTATTATTTGTTAGTTATATTTGCTACTGATAAGATAGTTTTAATCTTTTAGAATTACATTCCAAAATCTTTAAAGATATCAGATTCAATAACTATCTTAGGTCCATTTACAAAACTTGTGCCTGCAAGTAAATAAGACATATCATAATTAGCAGCAGCTAACGAATCATCCTTATGTTTAGCAAACGCAATTTTAAAATTATCTTGTATGTCCTGTGGTATAACTCGTTCATCAAGATAAACTAAAGTGATATTACGCTCAATACGTTTTTTAAGTATCTCGACCGGAGCAGTCTGTTTACAAGTTGCGGCAATTCCATTGGCAATTTCCAAAGCACGCTCAGGCAAATTATAGATATCGTCAATAAATTTTGTACGATTAACGATTTCATATATCCGTTCCGCTTTGGCCGGTGTAACTCTGTAAGTTTTATCTTTTGCTTTCCAAGTCCATACAGGTGGTACGGCATCTCCAGCATCTCCAGTAATTACTTTACAGAAAATCATATATGCAGGATCTATTTCTTCAACAGGAATAGCGTGCATAGCCTCTGCAATTAAATCCTTGTTACTACCCATATAAGTAGAAGCATCAAATAAATCATAGTGTTCAGTTGTAAGCCAATCTTTAAATCCAAGAGGAGCTACGATCTTACGGTTTTTAGAATTTGGATTAAAGCAAACTACAAAGTTTTTCTCATTCATGCGAACACATTGAGTTAAATCACCATCACCAGTAATGATAATGCTATCTTCGCCTTGTTGAAACAAATGATCCGCCCATAAATGCATAAGATCATCACCTTCGGCGCGATCTTCACGTGAAACGATAAATCCTTTTTTAGATAAGATATCACCAAACTCATTCATCATTTTGTAAAACTGGTCCCAGTTAATTTTGGATTCGTCTTTAGTACGAGTTCCTTTGTAGTCACCTTCCTCAATCACAACGTCTTTTCTCCATGATCTTGCGTCAATTGTAAAGATGATCTTGTTTGGGTTTCCAAAATTACGGATAGCGTGCGACATGTCAGTAGCCCT